TTTGCATAGCATCTTAATAACTAGGAAAACAAAATGACTAAACGCGCTATCTCAACTGGTGGTTATCCAATCGAAGTTTCCACCCCTACTGACCCGGTAACCATCCCTGCAGCGACAACCTCAGCTATCGGCGGGGTTAAGAAGATGGCTGCACAGGCTGATTCAACCGCAACCGATGTTGCTGGTCTGCTGGCTGACTTTAATGCTCTGCTGGCTAAAGCTCGCACTGCTGGGCTGATGTGATGATCACCATGAAGGTGGTGGCACAAAAGCGGTGGTGGGTAAGCCCATTACTTTCCGTGCTGAAGGCATTTGTCTACGCACGCATCGTTAAAGAGAAACACTTCAAATCTCTGTCAGGTTTTATCGCTCGATGGGGATTCAAATTCAAAACAGAGAAATAACATGGCAAAGCTCACCGACAAACAAGAGCTGTTTGCCCGTGAGTACCTGAAAGACCTCAATGCCACTCAGGCAGCTATCAGGGCGGGTTACAGCGAGGATTCTGCAGCCTCACAAGGATGCGAGAACCTTATAAAACCCAATATCGCAAAACGCATAGCTGAGCTTAAGGCTGAACGAAACGAAGAGGTTGGTGTAGACGCTGCTTACGTATTGCGACGCCTCACGGAAATCGACCAGATGGATGTGCTAGACATCCTGCTTGCTAACGGGGAACTGAAGCCGATTAAAGACTGGCCTAAGGTATGGCGCACAACGCTATCAGGAATGGATGTAGTCGAAATGGCATCTTCTGACAGCGCTGCTCTCCTTAAGAAAATCAAATGGCCTGACAAGGTGAAGAATCTTGAGTTGCTCGGCAAGCACGTAAATGTTCAGGCGTTTAAAGAAAATATCAAAACAGAAATCAGCGGTGCTGGCGGTGGTCCAATCGTTACTACCGACATGTCACCTGAAGAAGCTGCAGAGAAGTACAAAGACCTCATGGGATAAATCATGCCAATTCCTTTCCCTTTCGACTTCCGAAATCCGGATTATGTCCAGGGGGGGGGGGGGGGGGGGGGGGGGGGGGGGGGGGGGGGGGGGG